CTAATTACACCAACAAGGTGACGACAAAGCGTGAACGCTTATATGTCGCCATCTTGAGGGAGCTTAGGGTAAAGCACAAGTTCGAAATCATCGAGCCTTTGCCACTTTTCTTTCTTATAAACAGCTTTTTCTAAAACCGACTTTAGGAGGCTGTTTTTCTTTTTGGGATCATCTGTTTTAAAGTACAGATCAAGAACATGCTCTACTTGAGGAATTGTATCTTTCTTCACTTTTTCCTTCTTAATTTCTGTTTTAATTTCTTTCTTTAAGTTTTCCATCGTGGAAGTAATTTCAGTAATACGATCAGAAACTACATTTGAGCGTTCTAAAAACATATCGACTGTGTAAACGCCACGTTCTAATAAATCATGTAAATTATTTTTCTGTTTTTGGACATCCACTAATTCTTTATCAAGCTTGCGTAATGCAGCTTCATTCATTTGAATAACTTGCGTTTCTTTTAATTTGTCATCTTGCTTATGTTTTTCAAAATCAGCTTTATAATTGATATACCATTCTTTTAAAGCCTCGATTAAACGCTTCTCAATTAATTCAGTATAGCTTGATTTGTTTTCACATCCACGGTGTTTACAATCCATCGTTTCTTTTCGGTTCTTTGGATAACGTTGGACCATACTGTAACCACATTTAGAGCATTTAATGATACCAGCCAATGGATTCTTTATTCCGTTCGTATTGTAAGGGATGTGATACCTTGAGTTTAATTTTTCTTGCACTTGTTCAAACAAGCTTTCAGGTATGATTGGCTCATGTTTGCCATCAGCAATAATCCACTCTGACTTATCTTGGCGCGCACAACTTCTTTTTACAGCATCAGGACGTTTTACTTCTTTTCGCTTTTGCCACGTTACTTTTCCGATGTACACATTGTTTTTTAATATATCCAAGATGCTGTAGGGGTTCCATTCATTCCCTAACTTACTTTTGTAACCAAGATCATTTAACTTGCTTCGGATTGCGTTAGCGCCCATATCCTCATTTGCATACCAATCAAATATCATCCTTACAACAGAAGCTTCTTCTGAATTAATCGTTAAAGTACGTTCTCGCTTATTTAAACGATGTATATCATATCCGAATGGTGCATGTGTACCAAGGTAATTCCCAGCCTCTACACTAGCGACACGACCTCGTTGCATACGACGCGTAATAATTTTTAACTCCTTACGTGCCATAAACGCTTCAAATTCGCTGTATTCTTCGTCCCACTCGTCATTAAGGTCATAAGTCTTCCTAGGTGTCATAATCTTCGTATTCGAGCGTTTAAACGTCTCTAAAATGATTCCTTGCTCTTTCATACCACCACGGCCTAAACGGTCCATATCCATACAAAGAACAACATCATATTTATTATCTTCAATTTCTTCAAGCAGAGCTAACATCTCAGGGCGTTTCACTAAGCTCTCACCAGAAACGATTTCCTCACGGACAGATAAAACATTTAAGTTCATTTCCTTGGCAATTTTCAGTAGGGTGGTGCGGTGTTTTGCTAAAGTTTCACCTTCGCCACGTGCTTCAGCTTCGAGATCAGCTCGGGATTTACGTAGGTATATTGCGGTTTTCATAGATAAAATCTCCTTTTTAAAATTTATATAAGTATTTGTGGTGAGGAAGAAGTCTGTAACAAAAAAACTTTTGCTCATGCAAAAGTTTTTTTATTCATCATTGCTTAATTGGGCTAATATGAGCATAATTCTAATTGTATTTCCAACGAGTGAGATTGTGCCATATAAAGTATAGATAAATACGACTAAGATAATTATTAAGAAGTTTTTTAATATATATATTGGAAGCAGCTTAATTAATAGTGGTAATACCATGGAAAATATTAATAAGAGCGCCCATAAAGCTGCTGCAAGCCAAAAAGGAAATAAAAGGTTTTGTAATGTTTTATTCTTTAATAATAGGTGAATGATTTTTCCAGAGGTTAAAGCGACAACGATTGATAATCCCGCAATAATAATTCCTAAAATTGATGCAGATACGCCTGGAAGGATATTACTGATATAATTAGCGATATCTGTAATTAATGTATCTTCTTTCGTTTGCTCAAAAATATAATAGGCAAGAGCACCTGTAAAAATTGAACAATAAAATCCGAAGTTTTTAAATGTTAAACTGGAGATACCGTTAATTTTTAACATATTAAAAAATGAAGTATTATCGTATGTTGCGCGTTCCTCGCGTTTAAGCATGAAATTCACCTCTCTATCAATTTAACTTTTGAGCAACTCTTAAAAGAAAGCCACGAAGTTTTTGTTTTAATTCTCCTTCAGATTTTTCACTCATGTTTTCGGTGTGTACAGATTCTCTAGAGTCTATACGTATAAGCTTAGGTTGTTTCTTTTTTCGTGTATGTTTTTGGCTTCTACTAGGTAATTCATTGTACCCAGTTGCCTTTGCTTCACCATATAAGCTAATCATTTCAAGACCTTGATTAATGGTTTGACCATCCTTGTTTAATCCCTTTTCATTTTCTAAATTTAGCTTCATTTTTTTAGCATTTTCTTCAGTAAGGATATCTGCTAATGAACGGAACGTCTCTTTTTTGTGAAAGTTTGGATGGATGAACTCAAATTCAATTTTTGTTAAAACATCTAATGCAAGAATTTTTTTGACTAAATCTTCTGTTTTATTAATATATGATATTACAACCTCACCAATTTGAATATCACTTTGCTGTATAAGCTTTTCAAATATTTTGGTAAAATCATCTCGTCTTATTTTTGAAGTTTCCTCGAAAATAAGTACTTCGCTTATAGGTTCATAAACAAATCTTGATGTATATGCTCTATCAGGAATAGGGTAGTCTATTAAATTATCACCTTCGAGAACTTCTACTGATTCGAATTGCGATCTTACTAAATCACCGTAAATGAAAGTCCGGCCATCCTCATTTATTTCAGATGTTTCTGTAATTTTCCACCTATAGTCACCTTGTAAAATTTCTGGTTTCTTTAGTATTGCATGTGGGATTAAGCGGATTAAATCTTCTACATTTTCACTAAATATATTTTCATGTATATTCACTTTTGCTGCAATAAATTTGCCTTGATGTCGTTTTCGTCTCATAATTTATAACCACCTTATAAGTTTTATATGCAATAAATAAAACTATTAATACGATATTTGGAATAAGCTAACTTGTATTAGCAATTAATTATCTATTCTTAAAAAACATAATTGGAGTAAAAAGTTTTTTAAGTGATTTTAAAGCTACGTTATACTTTTCTCGATATATGACCATTTTTTTTACATCATCTTTTAATAGGATTATAGAAAAATCACTTTCTGATGTACCCCTTCCTTCAGTGAGTCGAGGGTGACTGTATAATAATATTTCTTTTCGATTTATACTTTTGATGATATATAATTTCCCATATGTTTCATGTTTAATGAAATAAGCAAAATTCCCGAGATAATCTGGAAGAAGTAAATGATAGATTATGTAAGTAATAAAAAATGAGAAAGGAAAACAGGCGATAAGAAATCCAGCAAAAACTTCCCAATTAATTATATCAGGTAATTCAAAAAGAGGTCTAAGAATCGGTGATAATGGGAAAACTAATAAAATTGATAGGATTGTTATATGTGAAAAACGTATAAAAATATTTTTTTCCATAGAAAAATATATTTTTTCTACATTTGAAGTGAATAGTAAATTTACCCCTTTAAGTATAATTAGGGAAGTGGAAATTATTATTGTAATATATGGAATAGGCAATTCGTTAAATAGAGTTTGTATGTCCTTCATATTTAGTGTTTCTCCTTTATATGTTTTCTATTTATAAAAACTATTATGACAATAACTACTTGTTTAAAAGTTAATATGTTTTTAAACAAGCAAATCCACCAGGAACCCCATAAATCTCCGCTACTTCTTGAAGAGATAGATGAGTATCTTTATAAGCAGAAATCATTTCATCGGTAAGTAATAACTCCACAGCGAATGTATTTGCTTCAATTTCTAATCGATCTACAGAAAATAGAGTTTTATTTCTTAAAAATGGAGTGTTTGCTTTGGGGTGTAATAGAGCATGTCCGAGTTCATGAGCACACACGAAACGTTGGGTATTTTCATCGATTTGATTATTAATATGAATGAATTTAAAGCGTTTATATGTGTTGTAAAAACCAAGAGTATTCCCAAGGTCCTCAAACAACACTATAATATTTTTTCGTTTAGCAATTTCAAATGGATTTGTTGTTGCATGTTTTTCTGCAATTTTGAGTGCGTATTCTTTAATTCCCATTTCTCGCTCCGTTCAATCTTTTTTATACTTGTTTGGAGTGAATTTTTGTTTTGCTAATTGTTTTGCCATGCGCATTGAGTTCTCCAGAGAAATACGAATCATTTCTTTTGTATGGTCGTCTATTGGTTCCCCGTCAAACATTAAAGCATCCTCACTATTTTCTAATTCTTCTAATGTTTTTTCTAAATCACGTGCAATATCGCGTTCTTCTTTTTTCGAAAGCTTGTTAGATCTACCCAATAATTCGTCTGTGGATATTTCATATAAATCAGCTAATTTTCCTAATGTTGTTGTATCAGGATCACGATAGTCGCGTTCATAATTTGAAAGGACAGTATTTGTAATGCCGATTTTTTCGGCAACAAACTTTTGAGACCATTTGCGTCGTTCTCTTTCTTTTTTTAATCTATAGCCTAAAGTCATAGTTTATCCTTCCATTCTTCTGTTTGTCTTTTCGTTAATTATTTTAACAATATTTCACGTTATGTGAAACTTTATTCACTAAAAGTTAAAAAACACATTGACTTTCACTTTACGTGGAATTATTATTGATACATAAGATTCACTTTACGTGGAATGAGGTGGTGTTAAATTGGAGATTAATCAAAAGATACGGGAATTAAGAATTTCTAAGGGTATTTCACAAGTATTTATGGCAAAAGAGCTTAGCATTTCTGTATCAGCTTATAACATGAAAGAAGCAGGGAAACGTTCATTTAAAGCGCAAGAATTAAAGTGTGTTGCAAAAGCATTAAATGAACACCCATCAATTTTTTTTGATTAGTGATTACACGTAAAGTGGAATTGGTGATGAAACTTGTATAAAAGTAGGTGAGAAAATGCCATCAACTAACATGGCAGTACCAACAGATTCGTCGCATAAACATATAAAAAGCACTTCAAGAGGTGACACCATGAGCCAACAAGAAGAATATGCGGCGACTTATGAATTTGGAAAAACGAAAGTTCATGTTGTGGCTCCTGAGCCAAAATCACAAAAGGATATCGATAAAATCCGTCAAGCATATTACAAGGCTGGTTGGGCCATCATCAAAGAAATACAAGTGAAAGAAAACATTGAGGAATAGTTCCTCTCTTTTTACATGAATAATAGACAAGTTACATATGTACTAAGTTCATTGTAACCATTTGAAAACTAAATATGGAGGCGAACAGATATGGGAACAAGCATATACTGCAATTCAGCAATAGGGGAATTATTACAGAATGCTAGAGAATGTTGTGATAATGTTCAGCTGAAAACGAAGAAAGGGTTATCTAAGTACCTTGGTATTACACATGAACGATTAACCCGAATTGAATCTGGACTTTCTAAACCAGAATTTGAACTTGCGATGGATTGGTGTCATGCAACAGGAGCAAAGTTGAATCAACAAGCGATTAAACATATTTATGGGGTTGGGTTACCGCCTACAGATCCACGTTTAACTCAAGATGTAAATCTACAATTGATGAACTACATTAAACAAGCTGAAGAGGGGATTGCGGCAGCGAAGGAAATTATGAACTTACAAGTTGCAACCAGGTCATGGAAGTTGGATGAAAAGAAGAAACATGAATACACAGTTCATGCAAAAGAAATCTTCGATACAATCCAAGCCACTCAATGTGTAGTACAAGCTCTTGAGCAAGTACACTTTGGCATTATGGAACAAATACAAAGAAGTTGGTTGCAAAAGGCTATGGCAGAGAACGTTATTATTCAATCGGTGGATAGCTTACTGACTTTAACAAAGGTGCTGTAAAGGAGGAAGGAAAATGACAGTAGATTATAAGAAACCGAGTCTAAGAGAATATAAGGAACTAATTCGCTATGATGCAAAACTAACTGGTGAAATTAAAATAGCAGAATTACTTAATGAGAATTCAAAAACAGTTGAGTTAAAGCAAGAGAAGAAATTGTTGGGGATTCGAATCAAAATTATCGAAGCATCATTCATTTTGAAACATAAATGGGCAAAAGAAAAAGCTACCGCCTAGACAACAGTAGCTGACAATATATTTTACAAAATAATTATATCATTATATTAATTTTTTGGGTAAATTAATGAACTTGTAGTTTCTACCATTAAATTTAAAGTGTACCAAAATAATAGATTTTTAATATTTTTATAAAAAATAGAAAAGTACTGTGCTTTTCATTATGACCAGAAAGGAGATGTAATTCATGAACGATAAATACGATTGTCTTCATGATCTAGTTCTTCCGGGAGACTTTTCGTTTGCGGATAAACTTCATAACTGTATGGTTGCATGCGTTCATAACATGTTTAATGCAGAATCAACTGAAGAATCAAATCGCTGGGAAGAAGAACTGGAGCGATGTATGAAAGAATTTAAAATGCTTCGTGATACAAAAGAAGAACATGAGGCTTCGATGAGCTATCGTGTAGTGATTAAGGATTTAAGAACAAGGGGAGTTAACGCCTCATTAGTAAGACGTAGAAAATAAAAAATCTATCACTTAGCAGAGTGATAGATAAATGGTTTTGCAAAAGATCTTAGGATTAATTATATCAAATTAGTATTCGTATAACAACGGGGTGTGTTGCATGCTTTTAGACAAGTCATTACATAGAGTGTTGTTGAATTCTAAAGTGTTTCAACAAGCAACATCAGAGCAACACCTAATTTACTTAGTAAAACAATATCTCAAAACAGGATACAAGAATTATCGCTTATTACGTGTAGAGGACGGATTCGCGATATGTAAACGGGAGGATGAATAATATGGCAGTTTATAGACCAGTACATGTTTCATTTTGGCAGGATTCATTTGTTTTAGATCTTACACCGGAGGAGAAGTATTTCTACTTATATTTGATGACAAACAGTAAGACGTCTCAATCAGGAATCTATGAGCTTCCACTTCGTATCATTGAAACTGATACAGGATACAATCGCGAAACTGTTATGAAGCTATTAGAACGTTTTGCTGAGTACGGAAAAATTAATTACAACCAAAAAACAAAAGAGTTGTTCTTAATCAACTGGTTGAAGTTCAATCCAATTAAAAATGTAAACATTGAAAAGTGCGTCTTAAAAGAGATTCAATCTGTGAAGGACAAGGATTTCTTAGTTGATTTCTATGAAACATGTTTGCAATTAGAGCGAGAGCAAGATTTTAAAATTCCTCGTATTAAGGAGTATTTATCAGTCCGTTTAGAGGGGCTTATAAGGGGCTTCCAAGACCCTAGTAAGGAAGAAGAAAAAGAAGAAGAAAAAGAAAAAGAACAACAACAACAAGAACGCGCAGGCGCGGAAGAAGTTGTTGAGGTTAATCCAATTTCTTTTTACGAACAAAACTTCGGACTAATTACACCTTTTATTGCAGATGGTATTCATGCATGGATAGATGATTTAAATGCAGAGCTTGTTGTAAAAGCTATGGAAATCGCTTTAGAGAAAAATACAAGAAACATGAATTACGTAAATACGATTTTAAGAGATTGGCATCTTAAGGGATTGAAAACAATAACGGACGTTGAAGCGGCTGATAAAGCATTTCGTGATCAACGATTAGAAAAGGGACAGCGGCAAGCTCAAGCACCTTATCAAAATAAAGGTCTATCAGCATCTACTCAAAACGTATTACAGCAGCAACAAGCATGGGAGCAGAACATTCCAACAGAAGAAGAACTTGCAGTACTTAACCAACAGAATGCGTGGTTGGCCCAATGAGTAACGATATGATTCGTAATGTAGAAGCTGAACAAAGTGTTTTAGGTAGCATTATCCAAGAAGGCGATTTAGTTAAAGATTGTCAGCTAAAGGTAAAACAGTTTTCTTCACCAACGCATCAAGTGATTTTCAAGGCGATGAGAGAATTAGAGGATGCTGAAGTCCCGATAGATCTTGTTGCTCTCATGGGGAAATTTGAAGACAGCTTTATGAATCAAATTGGTGGTATTGCGTTCTTTGTAAACTTAACTGAAGTTGTTCCAACGACGAAAAATTTTTCGTATCACGAAGGTTTAATTATCGAAGCTTGGAAAATGAGACATGCTCAGGAGGTTGCTGGTAATTTATATAATCGTCTTCAGCAAGAAAGAGATATGAGCGCAATTAGTACTTCGATTGATGAGTTAAGCGCCATTGAGGAAACAGGTTATTCAGATGAATTTAATTTAAAGGAAACCCTAGTTGATTTGTATAAGAACATGCAAATTGATGTAGGAGATTTAACCGGTATACCAACTGGTTATGACGACTTGAACAGAATGACAGCAGGGTTACAAGAAGGTGATTTAATTATTGTCGGTGCCCGTCCTTCAATGGGAAAAACAGCATTTGTATTAAACGTTGCTTTTCATGCAGCAAGTGCTCATACAGCAACAGGAATCTTTTCGCTTGAGATGGGGGAGGAGCAGTTACTTAAACGTATGATTTCAAGTACCGGAAATATAGATGCTACGAAATTAAAGAATCCTAAGAAGCTATGTAATTTAAAGGATTGGGAAAAGATTAGTCAAGCGATGGGACTAATTAATGATTTGCCGCTAGAAATTTACGATAAAGCAAATGTAACAATGCAAGAGATATACGCAAAGGCTAGGAAACTAAAGCGTAAGTACCCTGATAAAAAGGTGTTAATTGCAATTGATTATTTGCAGCTTATTGTAGGGGATCCAAAGCATAGAGGGAACCGCATGCAAGAAATTGGTGAGATTAGTCGTAAGTTAAAACTTATGGCAAGAGAATTAAATGTATGTGTAGTGGCATTATCACAGTTAAGTCGTGCTGTTGAAAGTAGACAGGATAAGAGACCGTTGCTATCAGATTTACGTGAGAATGGTCAAATTGAGCAAGATGCGGATTTAATAGCATTCTTATACCGCGAAGATTACTATGATCGTGAAACGGAAAATAAAAACATAACGGAAATTATTTTAGCGAAACAGAGAAATGGCCCAGTTGGCGTTGTTGAACTAGCATTCATTAAAGAATTTAGTAAGTTTGTAAATTTAGAGAGAAAGTTCAATCATCAACAGGAGGCTTAATCATGTTGTTACGTCAGGAAGTAGAACGTAGAAAACTAGTAATTATTCGCAAACTATTAGGTCTGGGATTATCGGAAATTAACGGACAAACATTAGATCAACTAACGTTAACGCAACTTGAAGGAATCTTAGTTGCAAGTTTGCAGGTATTGGAGGGGAAAAACAATGCCAAAGCAGTTAACAATTTTTGATGTGGAACCGGTTGTATCATTTGATCTTAAGAAAGCTCATATTCACCGTTTGAATTCAAAATTACGGTATGCAGATGTGATTGTGCAAATACCACGTCAAGCCAAAGCGATTGATGAATTAAAGCCAACGACAGCGCCTGATGAACGTTACGAATTATTTGAGGATTATACAATTGGGATTTGGCGTTATAAGCGAGCGGAGGATAAACAATTTGTATGGGAAGAAGCTGAAGAGATATGTAAGCGAGCACGGGATAGCAAAGAGCCGACTCCAATACGACTTCATCTATCCTTGGAACAATCATTTGTTCCGGAGAATGTTGTGCGGTATTTATAAGCATATAAAAAAGCCGAGATTGCTCCCGACATAATTATTCGACAAAGTAATTATAACATATGGGAGTGATCTTGGTGGGAATTAGAAAAGAAAATCTTGTAGAAATGATAGCTGAAATAGATTTGAAAATAAACGGAATATATATTGTTAAAAATGGTCAGGTCCAACTAATCAAACCGCCTCAAGGTGGATTTGGTGAACAATCATTTGTATATCAAAGCGGAAAAGTAATTCGTATGGAAGAACGGAAAACACAGTTACTTTAATAAAATTTGAATTCTGCACAGAAATGAGGTGTAAGAGAGGGTTCACCTAACTATACGTGATTTTTATCAAAGGAAAAATTATGAGAGTATCGGGTGTTTTCTATTAGGAATGACTATCTGTCCGTTCTTATTACTTCCTATAGGATTTGCTCTTAAATTGTTCGATAAGATAAGTGGAAATTAAACAAAAGCGTTATTTGAATAGCAAATAAAGGAGCATAATTATGATTCAATTTGTTTCAGACTTAATCCAATTAACACCAGTACAACACCTTGTGAAGTACTGGTGGGTGTGGTTATTGTATGCTGGTTGCTGTTTTGGTGTCTTAAAATTCATTAACAATAAAAAATGAAATGCTATTTTACTCTTTTTCAAGACAGTAATCAATGAAATTTGTACCAAAATCACTAATTATAAAAGAGTCTAGAAGCGCACTATCAGTACCGTTAAACATAAAGTTATCAGATTTGTATTTTAAGAAACCGTACATTCTTAAGCGCCCTATAGAACCAACAATGGCATATTGGTCAACTCCAATTTTATCAATATGGCCTACAACCACAGGTTTATTCTGATGCTTAATATATAAAAGTAATTCGCACTCTAGAAGAGTCATTGAAGATAAAGTATCTAAAAAGAAGCGTCTTTCATCGAAATTTTCGTTGGTTGGAGATGAAAGAGTACTATAAAGATATTTCTTGAAGTATTCTCTTTTTTGATCTGTACTTTCACGCTCTACTTTCTCGTTAAACTCTTCAATTAAGGAGATTAGTTTGTCTTGATCATGTATGTCTACTGGCGGCAATTGTAATTTAAGTTGTTCGATTTCTTCAGAGAATTCTCGATATAAAGACTCAATTCTCTTAAAGCGTTTCTCCTGTTTTGTTCCGTAGTAAGCTGTTGCCAGGGCACCACCCACATAAGGAACAAGTTGTAAACCTGCTTCAACTGTAATATTTAATTTATCTTTCCAAGTTAGTTTATCGTCCATTTATATCCATCTCCCTTCGATTAATCATTATAACATTCATTAGGCGATAGAGGGCACTTGAGAGTCAAACAAATTTGGATGAAAATGCGAAATAGATATTTGAACAAAAACGCTATCTTGTAGAAATGATAAATATAAAATAGAAGGTCGACTGTAATTTCGGGGCTATCTATAGATAAATTTTCACACAAGCAATTGTAGACAATGAATTGTATTTGAAGTTCTTATACAAAAAATGGAGATTGTATTTCTTATATTAAAAAGTTGTGTTAGTTGATGAGTAAAAGGTGTTTGTTTTGACACTCCTACTTGACAAGGGTGATGATGGTAGGTAAACTATATTTACGAGGTGTCAAAAACAACACTAAAAGGGGATGGAAGTTTATGTTAATGCTTGAATTCATTGCGAAACAAAGAGGTATCAAAAGTACGGAAATCGGTTTAATGTTGAATGTTTCACCGCAAACAGTGTATAAGTGGTATAAAACAATTAAGCCGGTACCCTTAGTACATTTAAAAACAATTTCAAAGGAATGGGACGTTGAAATGGAAGTTTTAACCCAGGAGGTTTCATCCGAAATAATTGCTGACATTGAAAAAATAAATATTACAAAAGATATGAATGCATTGTTAGAAAATACTGAGGATATTAAAAAGAATATTCGAGTTATTTTACAGCCTGCTTCAAAATCAGCTAAGGAGAATTACGAGAAAACAATATTGAAAACCGTACCATATGAAGTATTAGAAAAGCATTTAAGCTCATCACAGATTGAAGAATTAAAAGAAATTTATAATGATGAAGAGCCGAGAGTGTGGGCTATAAGGGATGGGGAAAATGACTGCACTAAAAAGCAATATAAGAAAATTTCTGTTGGAGATTTAGCGTTATTCTATGGTAATTGGAGCTATTATTCAAAAATGGAAGTAACTTATTTAACTGAAAGTAATACGTTAGGACAAGAACTTTGGGGAGATGTAGAATATGTAAATTTTTATTTTGTAACAAATGTTACGAGTATCAATATACCAGTAGAGTTGGTTAATAAGGCCATTTATCCTAAGAAGCATCCGAACCTAAAGGATTATCGCACACGTTTATTTCAAATTAACGTATTAAGCGTTAATTTAAGTCAAAGGGTATTAGATATTTTAGATATTGATGTCAAAAGTAACTTAATTGGATATACCGAAGAGGAATTTAAAGATGCTGTTATGCTTGATATCGAAGGTACATTAGATATTGTTTCAAAGCGTGCAAGCAGAGTTGAACAGGGTTACTTACGAAAAAAATTATTTGGGAAAAAAGTATTTAGTAATTGTGCTTGCTGTGGTGAAAAACTGCCGACGTCAATGCTAATTGCTAGCCATATTAAAAAACGTTCGCTGTGTAATAATGATGAAAAGTTAAATACGCGCATTGTAATGCCACTCTGCAAATTTGGTTGTGATACTTTATTTGAAGAGGGATATATAGGAGTGAATGACAGTGGTGAATTTGTTCGTTTAGAAAATGCAAATCCATTGAAAACGACCTCTCGCGTAAAAGCTTATATTGATAGTGTTGTTGGGAATGAATGTTCTTACTGGGACGATCAAACAAAAGACTTTTTCCGGTGGCATATTAATTTTCACACAGAAAATAAGTAATTATTATGAAAACGTCGCAAAATGATTGCGACGTTTTTTTATAACTTTAAAAGACTACATCGTTATTTTATTAATCTCAGCGATACTAAAAATTATATGCATAGCTTTATAGTAAATATATAAGAAGTATTATATATTTATTGAAATCTAGGATACTTGTATACATAAATATGTGGGAAATCAACAAAATAAGTCTTTTAAAGTGGGAGCTAGGAAAATGAATTGAATATACAAATGAATTGATGCTTAATTTGTAATATTCGTGTAAAATTATATTACTTATTATGCTTTAGAAAAGTATTCTGAGAATCAAAATAAAGGATGGTGAAGGGCGTGGAAATGAAAGACATTTTCACCTTATTTCAATATGAAATGACAAGTGAAAAAATACAACAGATAACCCCAGAACAAATTGAAGCGACGTACGAACTCTTATATAAAAATTATATGGATAATATTGAAGAACTTGGTAAAAAACCAGATAATATGAATGATTATTTTTCTTGGACTTCAAAAAAACTTGATATCAATGTTGTTTATTATAAAAAGAATAAAGAAGTTAAACAAATTTTCTTTTTTTCGAAAAGTGACAAAGTAGGAACTATGGTGTTTCATGATTTTAATCAACAAAAAATCCCATATGAAGTTGTAAGTTTAGATGTAGATTCTTTTATTTCTTTTTTAATTCAAGATGGAAAATTAAATGTGGAGCCAGAGAAAATTATAGACGCTGGCATTTTTTCGGAAGGTCATGTACTTAGAGAAGTAGGTAAATTTCTTTTTGAATGGGAATATAATCGTAACTGGAAGCCACAACTAAAATCTGCCTTTGAGAAAATTTCTTTTAATACATTAAGAATCCATAAAGAAATTTACGAATTTGAAGAAATGACGAAAATTATTGGGAATCATCAATTTACTTTAGAACTAGAAGAGTGTATTGATGCTTATGAAAATGAAAAGTTTTTTGTGTGTGCAGCTGGTTTAGGAAGTGTGTTAGAGCATTTATTATATTTATCAATTGAGAAACATGTCCCAGAAAAAGACATAAAAACAAATGAAAATTCGACTGCTGGTGAATATATTGGTCAGTTAAAGAAAGAACCGTTTGAAATTAATAAAAGAGATGTAAGTCATTTGAAAAGTATCTTTAATTATAGAAATAGTGTTTCACATTATAATAAAGGGATTTTTTCGAAGGATATGTGTGATCACCTTTTAGGCGGCATTAAAACGGCCTTTGATAAGTATTATATGTTTGAAAAGAATGTGTAACTGAATTAATGGTATAATAGAAATAAATATTTAGTCCTACTGGAAGAACCAGCGGACACTGAATTACGAAGAGCGTTAGCGGTTTTGCTCTGTAGTTCGGTGTCCGCTTTTTGTATTCTATTAACAAAATAGACAAGGAGCGTATATATGAATCAATTAACTTTCTTATCTAAAATTGATCGTACAGCAACACAGGGAAAATTAGAGAATCTTCTTGAAGAAGTGCGCATTTACAAACAGTTCGGAATGGTTCGGGCAGAAATGAAAGTCACTCCTTCATATGAAGTGAGATATCATGGTCCAACAAATACAGTAGGGAGTCCATTAGAAGATGTAGCTTTAGAAAATATAAAGCGTAGTGAACGTGAGCAATACCTTAAAAACATGTCATTCCGTATAGATCAATTTTTAAGTCGTTTAGGTAATGGACGTGCAGGAAGTATTCAGAGGGAGATCATTAATAAGCGTTATTTAGAAGAAGAAGATGTGTGTGATTATATGATTTATAACGAGATTGGAATGGCTGAACGTACATATCGCCGTTGGAAGTCTAGAGCATTTTATAATTTAGCTTTTGCTCTTAGATTAGAAGTATATGAAATAGAAGAGCAGAATGGAGGAGATAACCTATGAATTTTGTTCAGCCAATACGTGATCCAGAGAAAATACAACGGATTAAGCAATATTTGAGGGGAAACAATGAACGGAATTATATTTTATTTGTAATGGGAATTAATACAGGATTACGTATTAGTGATATTCTTAAATTGAGGATAGGTGATTTGAAAGGAAGCCATATCTCAATGAGAGAAAAGAAGACAGGAAAACAAAAACGTATCCAACTAACTCCAGCATTAAAGAGAGAATTACGTTGGTACATTGAAGAACGAGATGACAGTGAGTATGTAATTAAAAGTCGCGAAGGTATTAATAGACCAATTGGACGCAGTATGGCTTATAAGATACTTAGAAGTACTGCAGAAGAGTTCGGGTTGAGGGAAATAGGAACTCATACGTTACGGAAAACATTCGGATACCATATGTACATGCAAACAAAGAATATTGCTTTACTAATGGAGATATTCAATCATTCATCAGAGAAAGTTACATTAAGATATATTGGAGTGAATCAAGATGCAATGGATAAAGCTATGACACGATTTAAAATATAGAAATATCCTTTTTATTTTTTGATTTTAATAATTACCCATTTTTTATGCGTTGTGTAACTCGAAAGGGAAAGTATTATGAAGGTATGAATATCAAGGGACTCAGCGACAGGGGCAGTTACACAAAATATAAGATATGGGTAATAAAAATATATCATTTATAAGTAAAAAAGCT